TACTTTTTGTAATCCGCCTCCAAGTCTAGATAGTCCACCTGCTCCTGGTAAGTTAAGAGTAGCTCCAGCTTGAATTAAATTTGGGTTAGTTATTTGAGGATTAGCTTTTAATAATTCTGCAACGGTTGTTCCTTCTTTTGCAGCAATACTTGATAAAGTATCTCCAGATTGAACGGTAGTTTGACCTCCGCCGCCTCCAAATAATCCAGTTACAGACCCTAGAGGATCTTTTACAAATGATCCAATACCTGACTTTAACGCTCCAGGAATACTTTTTAAAGTTGCTCCTAAGCCTCCGCCAGCTTTGATTGCATCTAAACTTTCGCCTATTCCTGGTCCAACTCTGAGCGGTCCAGCAACAGTTAATAAAGCAGCAGGATTAGCTCTGCCCTTTGCTACGTCATATACAGTACTTGCTTTTGATATTAAAGCAGCAGGTGCTTGCCAAGGACCAGGTACAAATTGCGCTACTTGCGCTACTGGCTTAACAACTTTTTTAACCACTTTTTTAACTTTCTTGACTAACTTAGATAAAAATCCAAATTCAGGTAAACCAGTAATTGGATTTAAATCCATATCGCCATTTCCAACTACAAATTGATTTGGATCAATTCCATACTTGGAAATAGAGTTACGAATGTAAGTGTTTAAAAGAGGATCATCTTTAAGAACTTGAGCGGGTACAACTAATTCATCTGGCGCAACGTGCGCAAGAAACGTATCTTCGTTTCTTCCCATACCAGCAATACCTTGTAAGTCTTGTCTTTGTTGTTCGTTTAGCATATTAATATAACCTATATGTTAGCATTTTTAAGGCGTTGATACAGTAACTGAGCCTAATCCAGTTGTAGCAGAAAGTCCTGTCAGATAAGTGCGATGACTGGTTAAATCAATAAACTCAGTACCGTCAAAAACCTGCAACACTTCTGTAGTAGTATTGAAGATTAGCGCACCTCTATTAAAACTAAGAGAGTCACGTTCAGTAGTCGATAATTGCAAAGTATTATCAGGATCTACTGCCCCTAAGTTTATCTCTAAAATACGTACAAGTCTATTAAAAAGCTCAGCAGAAACGGTTTCTCCTTGAGCTAACGGCAGTCTAGTTGGCAGTAGCTTAGCCATTATCTTCTACCGTCTTGTCGGATATCTATTCTTGTAGCTCCTAGTCTCCAGCCTATTCCTAAGTTTCCATCATTTGCCGCGTCATCATCCGATTCAAAACGCAAGGCTGCTTGACGGCCGCGAGCTCTAATATTTACTTGACCTGTATTATCTTGTATTGCGCTTGTAGAAGCTGTAGATAAAGAGTTGCCTGGATAATCTCTAGTTTGTAAAACTATATTAATAGAGCCGTTATTGCTGTTTTGTAAGAATTTAAAATCAGGTATTAGTCGTCTAATAAATTGGAAACTTTCTCCATCTCCTATATCAAAGTCAGAGCTTTGAATATAAACATTCTCCATAGGCGAACCATCAGCGTCAAAACCAAATTCTTGTTGATATAGATAATTATCGGTTGTAGCTCTAGGATAAGGCTCTACACCAGTATCTAGCCAAGCTGTTCTATTTAATTGGCCATATGACCAAGCGTCTTCTGCGTAGTTATACAGTACATATCTATCAATATCGTCACTTCCTGAAGAACAATAGAACCAGCCTACTTCTGTTTTATCGTTGATAGTAAACGCATGTATTTTATAAGCTTGATTTAGATTTATATCGCTGAATACGTAATTTTGAACTTTACATCTTAAAGTCTGTACAGAGCCGTTATAGACGTAAAAGTTATTTTCGCTCATCCAAAACGTACCGTTAGGAGCGGTTACACATGCTTTTGGTCCAACAAGACCAATACCTTCGTTGATTAAATTAAGAGCAAAAGTATAAGGAGGTCCTACAAACTGCATACTGTATAAAGAAGTATCAGTCCAAATAAGTATTTCTTGTCTTGCTTTGCACGCTCCAATTATTTGCGATCCTGAAGAAAGTCTTACTTCTCCAGCAGTATTGGTAATTAAAGATTCAAATTCTAATTCGTTTTCTTGATCAGAAAATGCAACCAACATCGGATCAATAGTACCAGTTCTTGCTCCGCCTGATATTGGATCAGCACCCAAGACTATTAAGTGTCTATCCGTTTCTGAGGTTATTACTTGCAATCCAACTGTTGGAACTAGATTAGCTCCTGATCGTCCAGATAACTCTACTGCTCTTGTGCTCGTACCGTTGTTCTCGATCCATTCGTAGATACCGCCCCCTCTAACATTCATTATTAAGTTTTCGCCAAAGTTATCATGTGACCAAAGCCTTAATTGGTTAGAAGCTGAAAGCGAAGTAGAAGAGCCCCACGCTCCAGCACCCCAAGCACCTACGCCATATCCAGTAGATGCTACATATACATCTAGACCTGTATTGATTTGATAAGCACCTACAGTTGAAGAGCCGCCGTTTCCAGTATCAGAACCATCTGCCAATACTGTATTCCCATCTGTATCTTTAGCTTCTACGGTATAACTATCGTCATCTATAACAGTTGCTATTTGATATTCTTGATTAAGAACTGTATCGGTAATATTACCGCCTAAAGATGTTGCTCCTGAAAATGTAACAAAATCGTTTTGAACTGCTCCGTGAGCAGTATCTGAGACAGTTAGTGTCGCATCTCCGTTTACAGCAGCAAAGGTTACATCTCCTGCTGCGGTTGTTGATCGTATTGGGGTTATGTCGTCGTAATCAGAACCTTCTTGAATATAATATTTTAAATTAGTTCCTAAACCTAAGTATTTAGTACCTTCTAAAGAAATCCAAGCATGTAGAGCTCGGCATGTTCCTAAAAAGGTTTGAGATATTAATTTAGTCCAACCGCCAAACTTTTCAGGTCTGCCTTTTCTAAAACGTACTAAATTGCCGTCAAACCAACCACCCTCGTTATCGTAGTCAGTTCCTTCTCTATTTATGCCTGGTCTAAATACTGCTTTCTGTAATGCCATCCAAAGGTTCCAATTCTGGTATTTTGTTAAATATTAATAAAGTTTTAATTAAAGACTCTTTAGAGTCAATCTTTTTTAAATTGTCTATAGTCTTGGCGACAGAATTTTCAACTTCGCTAAAAGGTAAGAAGAAAACCTTATCGAGTGGCAAGGCAACTAAGCAGAAAATATCTACTTGCCCGCTACCATATCTTAGCATTTTATTCTTTCTTTTGTTATCTGCGTTAGAACGAAAGTCCCAACGGTAATAATCTTTACCGTCTTTTTTATAAAGACTATTGGTTGTTTTAACTTGAATACGGTATAACTGACCTTGATGATCAAGAATAAGATCGGATTTATGGCCTTCAGGAGCCAGAATTACAGAGTCGCAATATCTCAACAAATATGATGCTGCTAAATATTCTCCAGCAAGAGCTACTCTTGCAGAGATATGCGACATGTAGCCTCCTACAATTTATTAGATACAAAAACCGCAATTAATCCTGCTAAGATAATTACAGCTAATAAATAATCTTTAAAAGAGTATTTTTTTTCGTATGCTTCGTTAATAAATGGTGTTTTTGGATCATCAGCAACAAAGTGTCCTTTGGCTGTTCTTGCTCTTTTTCTAACCACTTTTTTTACAGGTTTTTTTACTGCTTGTTTTTTTTCTGCCATTTTTCTCTCCTAGTTATTTCGTTCTTTATTTTTTGTTTTACTTTCGGCCCAATATTGAACATTTCCAGTAACTTCTTTAATTCAGCAAGATCAGCCATTTTCATATACGAATGTTCTGTTTTCATCTTACCAGTTTTTTTATCTTTTACCGTATGGCTTTTGTTAAGCTTGATAGGCATGTTAAACAAGTCGCCAGTCTTTTGCTTCAAAAAGCAAAGCTTCAGCCTCTCTTCTTCTTACTAATCCAGCTAATACTTCGCCGTTAGCCTTGTTCCATCTTTTAATTTGATTAGGAACTTCTTCGTATTCGCTATTATTTAATTTTTTTAATAAAGTTGATTTCTTTAAATTAACTGGGCCTAAGTTATAAGTCCAAGAAACCAACGAATCAAATTGTTGTTGATTTAAAGGTACATGCACATAATCTTTTACATATTGCTCGTATTCTTCTTCTAACTCTCGTTGTAACATAAAGTCAGCTTTATCTTGGCTCCACTTGTCGCCTTCTTCTACGCCTTTAGTATGACCGTAACCAATAGTCCAAACACCAGCAGGACACTTGTAAGCTTCAAGCTCACATCCTTCAAAGTGTTTTATTAACTCCAAACCTTCGTCTGAGATATGCATGTTTACTCCTTATCAGGGGTGTTGGATGCTCCAAAATAGAATGATATGACAGCACTTGCTAAACCGCCAAGATAGCCTAGTACCAAGTTGATAAGAGCCTCAGAATTTTGTTCGGGAGGTTGAATGGTGACTAAAAATATATAGCCAAGAAATCCACCCAAAGTTGCGATCCCCATAATTCTAGCAGTCCAGTCTTTGCTAAAGTTTTTTCTTGCATCTTGCTTGTCTTTAACTTCAAGCTCAAAGACATCTACTTCAAGTTCTTTCATTTGTAACTCAAAGTCTTTTTCTGCTTTTTTAAGCTCAAGCATTTGAGCTGGGGTTGCTTGTTGAATGCCTTGTTCTATAGCTTTTGGAGTATT